TCCCGGTGAACCCGCAGAACGCGGTCAGCACCGGCTTCGAGGCCGCGAGCTTCGGCGCCGGCGCTGTCGGGTCGATCTCGGGCATCCCCGTCTACGTGACGGCAGGTCTCACGGCCGGTTCGTCCGTGATGCTGTCCAGCTCGGCGATCGAGGTGTACGAGGACAGGATCGGTTCGCTGCAGGTCATCGAGCCCAGCGTCCTGGGAGTCCAGGTCGCGTATGCGGGCTACTACACATGGCTGGTCGTCGAGACGAACGGCCTGGCCGAGATCATCAAGACGCCATGACCGACCACGTCGACAGCGTCCTGGAAGACGTCGAGGGCTACGACCCCGACACGATGGACAACCCCAACCAGCAGGCCGTCCGGCCTGACGGGTCGGGCCCTGCCGACGAAGGCGAAGGCGGCACGACTCGCAAAGACGAGCCGGCCACCCCTGAGGAGCAGGAGGCCCGAACCCAGGCGGCCGAGCAGGCCGCCCCCGCCGGCAAGGCTGGCCTGGACGAGATGACGAAAGAGGAGCTGCTCGACTACGCCCGCAGCCGCGACATCTCGCCGGCCAACGGCGGCATGACCAAGGACGAACTGCGAGCCTCGATCGACGAGGCCGAGGGCTAGATGTACGCGTCCGTTGCCGAGCTGCAGGAGCTGCTTAAGATCCCCTCTCCGACGGCTATCCAGTCGGCACGGATGACACGGGTGCTCGAGGCGGCGGCCACCGAAATCGACTGGGAACTCGGCTACACAGCCCTGTCCCCGGCCCCGGTGCCGCCGCCCGACCTCGTCGTCGAAGTCAACCTCGAACGTGCCGTCGAACACTGGCGGCAAGCCTCTTCGCCGTTCGGGGTTATCGGGGTGGGCGCCGAGACTGAGCCGATCGTCACCGCCCGGAACAGCTGGTACCGGCACAAGATGAAGCTGCGCCCGTTGAAGGTCAACATGGGTGTGGCGTGACGCTGGCCGAGACGATGGAGCAGATCGCCACAGCGTTGGGGACGCTCGCCTCGGAGGTCGACGGGCTCCAGGTCTACCCGTACCTCAACTCGAACCCGACACCGCCCAGCCTCGACGTCTACCCAGCCAGCCCCTTCCAGACCGGGGCCGGGTTCGGTGTCGGCAACAGCCAGGTGTGGTTCACCGTCAGAGCCAGGGTCGCCACAGCCGACCAGGAGGCCGCCATGAAGCTGCTGCTCAGGCTGATGGATCCCAACGACCCCGCCTCGGTCGAAGCCGCACTCGAGGACACCGCCGTCGTGTCACCGGAGGGCGTCTCAGAGTTTCGTGAGTACATCGAAGACACATCAACGAACGGCCGGCTGCTCGGCTGCGAATGGAGGGTGAGCACGTTCCTATGACCAAGACCACGTACACCGTTGTTGGCTCGACGCCGTTCATGGATGTCCAGCCGGGCGAGACGTTCGAGGCCGACCTCGACGATGAGCTCGCCGAGCGGGCGATCGAACAAGGCCGGATCGCGAAAGGCAAAACCAAAAAGGAGGAGGAGAAGTAGATGGCCAAGCGCATCGCCCTCAAAGACAGCGTCAAGGTCGACGCGACCGACCTGTCCAACTTCGCCCGTGCCGTCGAGTTCTCGAGCGAGCATGAGCGGATCGACGTGTCCGGGTTCAACCCGACCGGCGCCAACGAGTACCTGGCCGGCCAGACCGAACAGTCCGTCACGGTCGAGTTTTTCAACGGCTACGCGGCCGGCGAGCCGCACACCGTCCTGTATCCGATCCACAAGAACCGGACGACCGTCGCGTTCGCGTGGCGGCCCGACCAGACCGCCGCCGTCGGCGTCACCAACCCCGAGCTGCGCGGCAACGTGACCCTGCTCTCATATAACCCGTCGGTTACGCGCGGCGAGGAGGACGCCTGGAGCGCCGAGTTCGTGGCGGCCGACTCTGCCGGGCTCGCCTACTTCACCACCTAGATGGACTGGATCGTCATCGAAGGCGTCCCGCCCTACGACGGCCGCTGGCAGTTCGACCTCGACACCCAGGAGCTCACCACCCGCGAGTGGGGCTGGATCAAACGCCTGTCCGGCTATCTGCCGCTCACCGTCGAAGAGGGGCTGTCCGACCCTGAGCTGATCGTTGTCTTCGCCTGTATCGCCCTCAGACGGGCAGGGAAGGCTACTCCTGCAGAGGTGCCGGACGTGTTCGAACGGCTGTCGGATGCGCCGTTCGGTTCGGCCATCACGATGGAGACCGACACGAAAGAGGAGGTCGCCGAGAAGGCGGGCCCCCCAGCGTCAAGCTCGAGCGGGAACGCAGACGGTTCTGGCGACGGTTCGACGAAGAGCTCGGAGATATCGCCGCCAACCCCGTCAGTCTCTGGGATGCCCGTCTCGGATATTTCGGAGTCGGCCCGTCCGACGTTGGTGAGCTCACCCCGGGCCAGCTGATGGGCTGCGTCGACCTCTTCGGCGCCATGCACGGAAGCGGCGACTGATGGCCGTCTACGTCCGCGGGCTGGCCGACCTCATGAAGACGTTCAAGTACGCGCCCCGCGACGTCCGGCTGGCCTACCGTGCCGAACTCAGAACGATCGCTACGCCGGTCAAGGAGACAGCCGAGTCTTTGGCGGCCACCCGGATCAGCGGCCTGGCCGCCGGCGAGCCGTGGACGAAGATGAGGATCGGCGTCACCCAGAAGCTCGTGTACGTCGCCCCCAAGAAGAAGGGCGTCCGTGGACGCACCCCGGCCAAGCGGCCTAACTTCGCCAACCTGCTCGCCACCCGTGCGTTGGATCCGGCGCTCGAGCAGAACGAGCAACGCGTCGTCCGCGACCTGGAGCAGATGATGGACAAGCTGGCGGGGAAGTGGAACCGTGGCTAGGAAGCTGATCGTCGAGATCGTCGGCGACGCGTCCTCGCTGGAGCGGGCGTTCGCCAGGTCGAACAGGTCGGCCAAACGGTTCCAGAACGACATGAGCAAGACCACCCGGCGGGCCAACGTGTCGTTCGTCGGGCTGGGCAACTCGATCGCCGGCGTCTCAACCGCCCTGTTGGGAGGGGCCGGTCTGGCTTACGCGCTCCATTCGGTGTTCGAGGAGACGAAGCTTGTCCAGCAGGTCGGCGCCCAAACAAGGGCTGTGCTCGACTCGACAGGCTCTGTGGCCGGCGTCAGTGCCCGGCATGTCAACCAGTTGGCGAAACGGATGGCGAAGCTGTCGGGCGAGTCCAGCACCGTCGTCCGGTCGGGCGAGAACCTGATGTTGACGTTTACGAACGTCCGTAACGTCGTCGGCGACAACAACGACATATTCGACCAGGCCACCCTGGCCGCCGCCGACATGAGCGCCGCGTTGGGCAAAGACTTCCCGGCCGCCGCCAAGACGTTGGGGAAGGCGTTGCAGAACCCGATCCGTGGCGTCAGCACGCTACGCCGCGCCAACGTGTCGTTCACGAAGGCCCAGGAGGCGACGATCAAGAGCCTGGTCGAGTCGGGCCGGATGCTCGAAGCGCAAAAGCTGATCTTGCGCCAGGTCGAGCTGGCCTACGGCGGATCGGCGGCGGCGGCTGGCGACACGTTCGCGGGCAAGGTGAACCGGCTGCGGAACAGCCTGCTCGAGCTGGGCGTCACGGTCGGCACCCAGCTGCTACCCGTCGTTACGCCGTTGGTGGACAAGATGGTGGCCTGGCTGGAGAAGCCGAAGAACAAGAAGAAGGTGATCGACGAGACCACCACCGCCATCGAAGGGATGACGACGGCGTTCGAAGGGTTGGGCTCTGTCATCGACACCATCGTCACCGACAAGGGCAAGATCGACGCGTTCTTTGAGCGGATGCATCTCGGCTTTCTGAACAAGGGGGCGTTGCGCCGTTCCGACTTCGAAGAGCTCGGCCTGATCGACCCGAAGAAGAAGCCCGGCTTTAGGCCGCCCGGTCTGCGCGGCCCCACGTCGGGCCGCACCCGCCGGGGCGGCGCCAGAGCGCCCGGTGCCGCCGAGGCCGCAGCCGCCGCAGCCGCCGCCAAGGCCGCCGCCGGTCTCGCCGCGAAGGCCCGCCGCGCCCGGCTACGGCAGGCCGCCGAGGCCGCCCGCCAGGCTGTCCAAGACCGGGCCGCGTTCAACGTCGAAAAAACCGGCGCCACCAAAACGTTGAAGGACGACCTGGCCGCGCTCAGGCATTACAACGCCCTCCTCACCCGAAGGATTAAGGGCGGCCACGGAACGCTCGAACTCGAGCGCGAACAGTTCCACGTCCAGATGCAGATCGCCGACGTGCTGAAACAGCAGGCCGACCTGGCGAAGAAGACCAAGAAGCGGCTGGGCGTCGACGTGACCCGGTTCCAGGCGTCCGCCCGCGGCCAGCTCGTAACAGCCGGAACGCACGGCGGCGGCCGTGGTGTGGTCATCAGCGGCGGCGTCCACTTGCACGGCATCCAGAACGTCGGCCAGCTAGAGAACGAGCTCACACGGCGTAGCAAGCAGCGGGCTCATCATCGCCGGGGCCGACGCTGACGTGGCGCCCCCGACCGCCAGGTTCCAGATCGCGTTCGACGACGACACCCTCGAGGCCGACCCGGACTGGACAGACTTGGACGACGTCGTCCGCATCTCTGAGTACTCGATCGACCGGGGCCGCAGCTTCGAGATGGACAGGGTCGACGCCGGCCGGGCGACCGTCCTGATCAACGACACCGAGGGCATCCTCGACCCGACCAACCCAGGCTCGCCGTATTCGGGGAAGATCATGCCGCTGAAACAGGCCAGGCTGGCGTTGTGGAATCCGGTGCTCGAGGACTGGTTTACCCGGTTCAGAGGGTTTGTGGAGTCGTACGAGTACGAGTTCGACCCGTCGCAGCTGGTGAACCGGGTGACGATTTCGCTGGTCGACATCTTCGAGATCGTCAGCGCGGTGCAGATGTTTCCCGGCTACTTCGGGTTCCCGCCACCGACGAAGCTGACCGGCCAGGTGGTGTTCTTCGAGGACACCCCCTACGCGGCCGTCGACCCTGTTGCGGCCGTCCACGGGATGCAATACCGGATCGTCGCGATCCTCAACGACGCCCCCTTGGGGAACTGCGGGATTGACCCGTCCTGGTATCAGGTGTTCTCCGGCAACGTCGGCCTGCACGAGACCACCTACTCGCCGGGCGAGAGCGCGATGACGGCGATCCAGGACGCGTCCGACGCCGAGTTCCCGTCGGTCGCCAACGTCTACGGAGACCGGCTCGGACGGCTGGCCTGTCACGGCCGCTATGCCCGGTTCGACCCGGTCAGCACCAGCGCCGCCACGGGCTGGGACTTCCACGACTGGAAAGCCGGCGACCACGCCGCCGTCGCCGCCACCCCCACCATGGCCCAGCTCCGCAGCTTCGCCATCTCGCGTGACCTGTCCAAGATCATCAACCACGCCCTCTGCTCGCCCGTCACGGTGAAGGAGAACCCGGACTATGAGGGCCAGGTCGTCCAGTCTGACCCGTCGAAAGGGCTGTACGGCATCCGTGCCTGGAGCTCGCAAGACCTGATCGTCAAAGAAGGCGTGACCGACGGCTTTCTGGCCGACCCGGACAACCCGGCCGACGAGACCGCCAGCTGGGACGAGTGCCGCCGGTTCGCCGACTACTACGTCCGCAACTACCAGGCGCCCCACAACCGTGTCACCGAGATCGGGTTCAGGTCGATGCCCAAAGGTAAGACGGCCTGGTCGCAGGCGGCGACCGACACGTGGGCGCTCATGTCGGAGGTCGACATCAACGACCGCGTCACCGTCACCATCGGCTCACCCGGCGGCGGAGGGTTCGCCGCCAAAAAGTTTTTCGTCGAAGGCGTCCACGAAACCTATCGCCCGGCCGGCCCCGACATCGACGACGTCACCCTGGCGCTCGACCTGTCGCCGGACGACTACTTCCAGGACAGCCCGTTCCCGGCCCCATGACCACCCTCGTCAACAAACCAGTCCTGCACGGCCGCGACCATCTCCCCGGCCACCCCGACCCGATCCCCGGCCTCGAAACACTGTTCGGCCTCGGCGTCGTCGTCTACAGCAACTACGTCCAGAGCTTCTCGAGCCTGATCGGCTACTGGCGTCTGGGCGAGACCGGCGAGCCGTGGGCCGACTCGTCCATCTACGACAACGACATGTACCTCGTCGACCACGGCGCCGCGCTCACCCCCGACGTCACCGGCGGCCTGACGGCCGAACAGGACGACGGCGCCGTCCAGCTCAACTACTCCGGCACAGGAGGCGAGACGAGCGCCGACTATCTCCGCACCGGCCCGCCCGCACCCGACAACCACCTGTACCAGCTGGCGTCGTTCACGGCCGCCGCGTTCGTCAAAGTCCACGCCTACCCGGCGAGCCGCGGCCATGTGTTCGGGTCGATGGCCGGACTGACCGGCCCCGACCGCTTCGACGGATGGGCGTTCCACATCCTTCCCAGCGGCAAAATCGCGTTCACGTTCGGCACCACCACCG